GGGCCCGGCGCAGGCCGGGCCCGAAGTCCCCTCACCAGAGGGGGCATTTGTAGAGGCTGCAACTGTAAAATGCCATCCAATTTGTTCTCTGTACGTTCCACAAAACCTGTGGCCGGCTACATCGGCGGCAAGCGCAATCTGGCCAAGCGCCTGTGCCAGCTGATCGAGCGCATCGAACACACCACCTACGCCGAGCCCTTCGTCGGCATGGGCGGGATCTTCCTGCGCCGAACCTCGCGGCCGAAGGCCGAAGTCATCAACGACATCTCGGGCGACGTGGTCACCCTCTTCCGCGTGTTGCAGGAGCACTACCCTTACTTCATCGACATGCTGAAGTGGCGGCTGACCAGCCGCGCCGAGTTCGAGCGGCTGATGTCTGTCGACCCGGAAACCCTGACCGATCTGCAACGCGCTGCCCGGTTTCTCTACCTTCAGCGGTTGGCGTTTGGCGGCAAGGTCGCCGGGCGCACCTTCGGCGTCGACCCCGGCAGCCCGGCCCGCTTCGATGTGACCAGGCTGGAGCCGATGCTCTCTGACGTGCATGAGCGTCTGGCCGGCGTCGTCATCGAGCGCCTGCCCTATGCCGAGTTCATTGCCCGCTACGACCGGCCGGGCACACTGTTCTACCTCGACCCGCCTTACTGGAACTGCGAGACCGACTATGGCGCCGGCGTCTTCAGCCGGGAGGACTTCGCCCGGCTGGCGGAGCAGCTGGCAGGCATCAAGGGCAAGTTTCTGCTCTCGCTCAACGATATGCCGGGCGTGCGCCAGACCTTCGCCGCCTTTCCGATGATTGAGGTCGAGACCAGCTACTCGATCTCAACCAGCGCGGTCGGTCGCGCCAAGCCCGCCGGCGAGCTGATCATCACCAACGTGCCCACGCTATTCGTCTGGCAGCCTGCAAACGACTGACCGGCAACCGGCTGTTTGTGGAGAGGAACTCTCTCCACAAACGCCCCCGCGCATCGTCACGCGGGCCGCGCCATTGTCAGGCGCATGATGATCTCCGACCTCGAACAACAGCTCGGCGACATGATGCGCCTCGGCACCATCGCCGAGGTGGATGCGGAAAATGCCACCTGCCGCGTCGCGACGGGAGAAATCACCACCGGCCCGCTGCCGTGGCTTACGCCGCGCGCCGGCGGCGTATCCGTCTGGGCCCCGCCCCAGGTTGGCGAGCAATGCCTGCTGTTGTGCCCGGAAGGCGACACGCTGTGCGGGCTCGTTCTGGTCGGCCTGTTCTCCAATTCCTTCCCCCCGCCATCGATCGACCCCGAACTTGTCCTGGTGCGATTCCCCGACGGCGCGCAGCTCAGCTATCACCACGGCTCCCACCGGCTGGAAGCTCTGCTGCCGCCGGGAGGCGCTGCGCACATCACGGCAGACGGCGGCCTCAGCATCGTGGGCGATGTGACCATTAACGGCACCCTGACCGCCACCGGCGCCATCACCAGCGCCGAGGATGTGGTGGGCGACGGCATCAGCCTGAAAAGCCACAAGCACGGCGGCGTCGCGACCGGCTCCGGCAAGACCGGAGGCCCGGAATGACCGGCATGAACCGCCACACGGGCGCTGCGATCGATGGCGAGGCGCATCTTGCGCAATCCGTCGCCGACATCCTGACCACCCCCATCGGCTCCCGGGTGGCCCGGCGGGACTACGGCTCCCTGCTGCCCGATCTGATCGACCAGCCGCTGACGCCTGCGCTGAAACTCCGTCTCTACGGGGCCACAGCTGTCGCCCTCTCCCGATGGGAGCCGCGCCTGCGCCTGCAACGCGTCACGCTTGAAGGTCGGGATCTGCCCAGCGCACGCGCCCTCGTCATCGAGGGTCAACGCCGCGACATGCCCGCCCCCACCAGCCTCGTTCGCCTGACCATTCCGCTGTCCTCAAGGAGCCTGCCATGAGTTTCAAACACGGCATCACCGTCATCGAGATCAACGACGGCGCCCGCACGCTGACGCCCGTTTCCACCGCCATCATCGGCCTGGTTGCCACCGCGCCGGATGCTGACGCCACCACCTTCCCACTCAACCGGCCGGCTCTCGTCACCGACATCGAGACCGCGATCGGCAAGGCCGGCGCCACGGGCACCCTGCGCGCCAGTCTCCGCGCCATTGCTGACCAGACCCGGCCGGTCGTGGTCGTCGTGCGTGTCCCTGAAGGCGAGGATGACAACGAGACCAACGCCAACGTCATCGGCGACACGATCGACGGTCAGAAGACCGGCATGCAGGCGCTGCTGGCCGCCGAAGGCCAGCTGGGCGTGCGCCCCCGCATCATCGGCGCGCCGGGTCTCGACACCCAGCCGGTCGCCGCCGCGCTCGCCGTTATCGCCCAGAAGCTGCGCGGCTTTGCCTACACCCGTGCGGTCGGCGACAGCATCTCGGAGGCGATCTCCTATCGCTCCCACTTCTCGTCCCGCGAGCAGATGCTCCTCTTCCCGGACTTTCTCGCCTTCGACACCACGTCCGCAATCACCACCACCAGCCATGCCGTCGCCCGGGCGCTGGGCCTGCGCGCTCGCATCGACGAGGAGATCGGCCCGCACAAGACCCTCTCCAACGTCGCCGTCGAGGGCGTCGTCGGCCTCACCCGCGATATCCAGTGGGACTTGCAGAACAGCGACACGGAAGCTGCCCTGCTCAACGCCGCCGAGATCACTGCTCTGGTTCGCACCTCCACCGGCTACCGCTTCTGGGGAAACCGGACCTGTTCGAACGACCCGCTGTTTGCGTTCGAGAGCACCGTGCGCGTTGGCCAGCTCATCGCCGACACCGTCGCTCTCGGCATGGAGTGGGGCATCGACAAGCCGCTGACCCCCAGCCTGGTCCGCGACATCGTCGAGACCGTCAACGGCTTCTTCCGGGATCTGAAGGCCCGCGGCATCATCCTCGGCGCCACCGCCTGGTACGACGAGACCCAAAACAGCATCGAGAGCCTCAAGGCCGGCAAGCTGCGCATCGACTACGACTACACCGTGCCGCCGCCGCTTGAAGACCTCACCTTCGCCCAGCGGATCACCGACGCTTACTTCGCCGACTTCTCCGCCCAGATCGCCGCCTGACCCCGGCCGCACATTTGAAGGAGCCTCTGCATGGCACTGCCCCGCATTCTCACCGACATGATGCTGTTCAACGAAGGCCAGTCCTACATGGGACAGGTCACCAGCATCACCCTGCCCAAGCTCACCCGCAAGACCGAAGAGTGGCGCGGCGGCGGGATGTTTGCCCCCGTGAAGCTGGACATGGGGCTCGAAGCCATCGAGCTGGAACACACCTATGGCGGCCCGATGCGCGACATCCTGCGGCAGTTCGGCGTCATCGGCATCGCCGGCGTCTACATGCGCTTTGTCGGCGCGTACCAGCAGCAGGACACCGGCGCATATGACACCGTCGAGGTCATCATGCGCGGCCGTCATGACGAAATCGACCGCGGCGAGGCCAAGACTGGCGAACCCGGCGAGTTCAAGGTCAAGACCTCCTGCGTCTACTACAAGGAGATCTGGAACGGCCGAACCGAGTTCGAAATCGACGTGCTCAACATGGTCCAGATCATCAACGGCGTCGATGTGATGGCCGGGCGACGAAACGCCCTGGGCTTCTTCTGATCCTTCCCACCCTCGCCCCGGCCCGGCCGGGGCATCTTTCTGCCTGAGCCAAGGAGACTTTCATGACCGACACCTCTGCCGCCCCAGCCGCGTCCGATATCCGCACCGTGACCCTCGATCAGCCGCTGACGCGCGGCGACTCCACCATCGCCACGGTGGAAGTCCGCCGCCCGCGCGCCGGCGAGCTGCGTGGCCTCAACCTGCGCAATCTGAGCGAGCTGGAATACAGCGCGCTCGAAAGCCTGCTGCCGCGCATCACCACGCCGCCGCTCACCAAACAGGATGTGGCCAATCTCGACCCCTCCGACCTGATGCAGCTGGGCGCTGAGGTGGTGGATTTTTTGCTGCCGAAGCGGGTGAAGGCGGCCTTGCCGGCAGCCTAGACGAGGTGATGGCAGACATCGCCGCCGTCTTTCACTGGCCTCTCTCGGAGATGGACACCATGGCCATCAGCGAACTGATGGCCTGGCATTCCCGCGCCGCCGCGCGCGCCAAGCCCCCTGCCATGTAAGGACCACCCATGGACCGCAACCTGCGCCTTCGCGTGCTCTTTGAAGCCCTCGACAAGGTCACGCAGCCCCTGCGCGAGATCACGGGCGGATCAAGCGCGGCCACGAAGGCGCTCAAGGAGACCCGGAGCAAACTCCAGGAACTCAACCGGGCGCAAGCCGATGTTGCCGCCTTCCGCAAGCTGAAGCAGGAAATCGGCGGCACCGAGCGGGCGATGAGGGACGCGCAGGCGCGGGTTACCGCTCTGGCCCGTGAGATGAAGGCCACAGACGCGCCTACCAAGAAGCTGAAGACCGAATTCGAACGCGCCAGGCGCGCCGCAGCGGCCCTGAAGACAGAGCACCAGGCGCAAAGCCTTCGGCTTCAGCAACTGCGCGAGCGATTGCAGGCAACCGGTATTCCAACCAGCGAGCTGGCGGAGCACGAGCGCCGCCTGCGGCAGGAGATCACCCAGACCAACGATGTGCTGGAGCAGCAAAACCGCCGCCTCGATGCCATCACCAACCGCTCGAAACGTCTGGCGGCAGGCCGTGAAGCGTTCGGCAAGGTGCAGGCTGTGGCAGGCCAGACGGCGCTGGCCGGTGCCTCCGCCATCGGTGGCGGCATGGCGATTGCCGCTCCGCTGACCGGCATGACTGGTGAGGCCATGACGTTTGAAAGCGCCATGGCCGACGTGCGCAAGGTCGTCGACTTCCCGACACCTGCCGCCTTCGAGGCCATGGGGAACGACATCCTCGACATGTCAACCCGTATTCCCATGGCCGCCGAGGGCCTCGCCCAGATCGTCGCCGCGGCTGGGCGCGCAGGCATTGCCCGCGAGGAACTGCTCGGTTTTGCCGAAGACGCCGCCATGATGGGCATTGCGTTCGACACCACGGCAGAGGAAGCCGGTGCAATGATGGCCAAGTGGCGCACCGCCTTCGGCCTCGGCCAGAAGGGCGTGGTTGATCTCGCCGACCAGATCAATGCGCTCACCAACACCTACGGCGGCAATGTGCAGGCGGTGACCGAGATGGTCACCCGCATCGGCCCCCTGGGCAAGGTGGCTGGCCTTGCGGCTCCGCAGATTGCCAGCATCGCCCAGCTGATGAACAAGGTGGGCGTGGAGGCCGAAATCGGCGCCACTGGCATCAAGAACCTGCTCTTGCGTCTGACGCAGGGCGCGGCTGCCACCAAGAGCCAGAAGGAAGCATTCAAGGCCCTCGGCCTGAATGCTGTTGCCGTGGCCAAGGCCATGCAGAAGGACGCCTCCGGCACCATCCTCGACGTGATGAGGCGGATCTCAAGCCTGTCGGCCGACAGGCAGGCCTCGATCCTGACCCAGCTGTTCGGATCGGAATCGGTCGCTGCGATCTCTCCGCTTCTCAACAATCTTGATCAGCTGGAGAAGAACCTCGAACTGGTGGGCGACGCCAGCCGATACGCCGATTCGATGCAAAAGGAGTACCTGACCCGCATCGCCACCACCGAAGGCGCGGTCGGTCTGGCCCGAAATGCGTTCAACGCCCTCAACATGACGCTCGGCAAGAAGCTGCTGCCAACCGTTGTTGATTTCGCCAGGAAGGGCGGCGCGCTGTTCAACCGCCTGCGCGCCTGGGCGAACGCAAACCCGCGCCTTGTCCGGGGCATGCTGTTGATCGCTGGCATTCTGTCCGGCGTCATGCTCGGCTTTGGCGGACTGGCACTCGCCATCACCGCCCTGCTCGCCCCCTTTGCGGCGCTCGCGTTCATCGCCGGGGTCTTCAACGTCGCCATGCTGCCGATGATCGGCATTGTGCTTGCCGTGGTGGCCGGCATTGCGGCGCTGTCGGCCGCCGCGCTCTATCTCTACACCAACTGGGACCGCATCAGGACCTGGTGGGTCTCGCTCTGGGCCGAGATCAAGGCGGGTTTTTCCAGCGGCATCGGCGGCATCATCGCCACGCTGATCAACTTCTCCCCCGTTGGCCTCCTCTACGCCGGGTTTGCCAAGCTGCTGAGCTGGCTCGGCATCGAAATCCCCAACCGGCTCGCAACGCTCGGTGCGGAAATGATCAACGGCCTCTGGCAAGGCATCACCAGCAAGGCCGCATGGCTGCTCGACCAGATCAAGGCCCTCGCACGGAAGCTGCCCGAGCCCATCCGCCAGGCTCTGGGCATTCATTCCCCCAGCCGGGTGTTCATGGGGATCGGCACCGACCTCATGGCCGGCCTCGACCTGGGCCTTGGCGCTGGCGCGCGCGAGCCTCTGACGCGCATGAGCAACCTGTCGGAGCAGTTGACGCGCGCCCTTGCAGCCGGCGCAACCGCGCCGACGCTTCTGGCTGCGGGGCCGGCCGTTGCAACGCCGCCAGCCCAGCTGCCGCCAGTGACGGCTGCTGCTTCGCCGGCCAGCGGCAACACCTACAACCTGACCATCCACGTGAACGGCTCCAACCCGGCCGACATCGAGCGCGCCGTGCGCAGTGCCATCGAGCGCATCGAGCGGGAACGCTCGGGCCGCACCTACCGCGACAGCTGAGGAGGCTCACCATGCACCTGATGGCCCTTGGCCTGTTTGTCTTCGAGATCTCCACGCTGGCGTACCGCGAACTCCAGCGCCGCACGGACTGGCGGCACGCCCGCACCAGCCGTATCGGCGCGCGAGACGCCACCCAGTTCGTCGGCCCAGGCGAGGAAACCATCTGCCTGCAAGGAGCGGTGTACACCGAAATTGCGGACGGGCCCGCCTCCCTCGAAACCCTGCGCGAGATGGCCGACCAGGGCGAGGCCCTGCCCCTTGTGGCTGGTGACGGCACAGTGCTCGGCACCTACGTCATCACCGCACTGGACGAGCGCCACGTGGTCTTCCACGACGACGGCTGCCCGCGGCGGATCGACTTTGCCCTCGACCTCCTCCGGGTGGACGACCCCGACCATGAAGCGGGGAATGCGGCATGACCGAATACCGGCACAACGTGCCCGACTGGCGGGTGACGCTGGAAGGGCAGGATCTGACCGGCAAGCTGCGCCCTCGCCTGGTCTCGCTCTCCCTGTCCGAGAAGCGCGACGAGGAGGCGGACCAGCTGGACATTGTACTCGAAGACACCGACGGCGGCCTTGCCCTGCCCCGTCCCGGCGCGGTGCTGACGCTGGCGATCGGCTGGAAGCAGGGCCGTGATGTGACGCCGGGGCTGGTTGGCAAGGGCAGCTTCAAGGTGGATGAGATCGAGCACTCCGGTCCACCGGACACCATCACCCTGCGCGCCCGCTCGGCCGACTTCACCCGCGACCTGCGCCTGCGCCGCGAGCAGAGCTGGCACGAGACGACGCTGGGCGCAGTGCTGAGCGACATCGCCGGGCGCAATGGCCTCTCCGCCCGCATCGCGCCGGAACTGGCCACCGTTGCCGTGCCGACACTCTGCCAGAGCCGGGAGAGCGACACCGCCCTGCTCCGCCGCTTAGGGACAGAGCATGACGCCGTTGCCACCATCAAGGCCGGATGCCTGATCTTCACGCGCAAGGGAGCCGGGACAACGCCGGGCGGCAAGCCCATCCCTCTGCTCTCTCTCCACCGCAAGGATGGCGACCGGCACCGCTGGACCCGCCAGACGCAGGACGAGCAACCCGGCGTTACCGCCTACTGGCACGACACAGGCGAAGCCAAACGTCAATCGGTGACGGTCGGGGAAAAACAGGGAGCCAAGCGCCTGCGCCGCACCTTCGCCAGCGAGGCCGAGGCCAAACGCGCCGCCCTTGCCGAGCGCGACCGCCTCAAGCGCTCGCCTGCCACACTTGATCTCCAGCTCGCCTTCGGCCGACCCGACGCCTACCCCGAACAGCGGGTCAAGGTCAGCGGCTTCAAGCCCGAGATTGACGCTGCCACATGGCTCATCACCGAGGTCAGCCACCGCCTCGACAGCAACGGCGGCTTCACCACCGACCTGCGGATGGAGACCGCGCCGTGACAGTGCAGTGCACAACCACTCGGACCGCTTCATCAACCTCCGCGTCATGCGGCAGATCAGAAAGGCGGCTGGGTGCAGGCACCTTTTCCCCCTGCTCGATCATCAAGGAAAGATGCGCAGATAAGGCTTCTTCAGCAACTCTTTCCGCCTCATTGAAGCTGCTTCCCGCCGACGCGCACCCCGGAAGATCGGGAAAGAACACGCTGTAACCATCTTCGGCGCGCTCGATGATGGCAGGGTAGGCCACTCTCATTTCCATAGCGCCCCCTCGCCGTCAGATCGCGGAAAGCGTTGGAATGTCGTCCAGCTCCGCACCGATCTGGCGCTCGGCAATCGCCAGATCATAGGCGTGCTGCATGTTCAGCCACGATTCCGGCGTGGTGCCGGTCAGCTTTCCGATCTTCAGTGCAAGGGCTGTAGTGATCGGCTGCCTCTCGCGCAGCACATCATAAAGCGTCTGGCGCGACACCTTGAGCAGGCGGGCGATTTCCGCCTTGGAGCGGCCCAATGCAGGCAGCACGTCCTCGCGCAACAGTTCGCCCGGATGAGTGGGCTGAAGGCCAGCCAGCAGCAGATTGCTCATCAAACCTCTCCTCAATGGTAATCTTCCAGATCCACGTCGATCGCATCGCCATCCTCCCAACCGAAAGTGACCCGCCAGTTGCCGCTGGCATTAATCGCGTAGCGCTTGGGGTTGCCTTGCAGGCCATGAAAGCGGAAGCCCGGCAGGTTCATGTCCTCCGGCTTGGTCGATGCATCCAGACGCGCCAGAATGCGACGGATGCGGTCCGTGTTGGGAACACTCAGCTTGGAAGCATCGCCCCTTTCGGCGAAGAGTCTGAGAGCCTTGCTGCGAAACGACCTGATCATATGTAAGGCAATAGCTTACACATCACGATATGTCAACCATTGCCTTACACTTGGCCGACGCCGATATGTAGCTGGCCACCAAGGTCAGCCACCGCCTCGACAGCAACGGTGGATTTAGCACGAATCTGCGGATGGAGACGGTAAGCTGATTCTAGGGTCCGGACCCTAAAACCATCGTTCAATTCACTGGCATTCACGTAACGATACTGAATGGTGCACTTTTTACCCATTACCCCCCCCCGAGGTATCGTTAATAATTTGCTGGATCTATTCCCCCGATCGATTCAAACCCACCGGCCAATCCAGATGACGCGGCCGATGACGTGCATCTCGCCGTCGTATGCCTCAATGGGGCTTACCGAACGGTTATCGCTGTTGATCTGATAGCCGCCCGTCGGCAGCTTGCGGACCCGCTTGATCATCCCGAGTTCGCCGTAGGACAGCGCCCAGATGGCATCCTGCCGGTTGATCTCTTTCAGGCTGGTGTCGATCAGGATGATGTCGCCGTCGCGCAGGGTCGGCTCCATGGAGTCCCCCTCGCCCCGTGCTACGAACAGGTCAGAGAAGCAGCCGCCCGTCCGGCCGCGCAGCCAAGCTTTCTGGAACGGCACAACACCCGTTTGCTGAAACTCAGAGAAGACCGATCCCCCGCCTGTGAAGCAACCGAGCGCCAGTTCGGGCACAAGAACCGCACCCAGCTGCTCCGCAATCTGCTCCGGCGTTGGTGCAGGCAAGGCCCCTGCGGTCGGATCGTCGATTTCACCGGTCAAATACTCAGGCGTGGTGCCGAGCTCGCGGGCTATTTTGTGCAGATACTTTGAACCGGCACTTGTTCCTAACGCCAGCCTCGCGATGCTTGCTTGCGTAATCCCGATTCTGCGCGCCAAGGCCGATTGTGAGAAGCCAGCGGCTTCAAGGCGCTCGCGAAACCTATCAGGCTGGATTAACCCTCGCCTGACCATGCCCGCTCTTTCCCAGTTTCAATCGCCAGAGCCAAGGCGCAAACCCTTACAACTTCCGGATCACGGCGACGACGCGGCCGATGATATGCATTTCGCCATCTACGGCGATTTCGGGGGGGACGCGGTCGTTGTCGGAGAGAATCTTCACCGAGCCGTCCGGCATCGGGCGCAGGCGCTTGATCATGCCAACCTGCCCATAGGCAATGGCCCAGATCTGATCCCCCATGCGCGGGGTCTGCTGCGCGGTATCAATGAGCACCATGTCTGAATCGAGCAAGGTCGGCGCCATGGAATCGCCAATGCCACGGGCAAAGAACAACTTGTCAGGGCTGCTGTTTGTATAAAGGCGCACCCACGCCAGCGAGAAATGCCGACTTTCCGTTGTCACTGGCACATCAAGGTAACAGGCACCCATGCCGTAAGTGAGATCGATTTCCTTGATCTCAACGACCCCAAGCTGCTCTGACAGCAGCGCCGGGGTCGGAGCAGGCAATGCACCTTCGGCCGGATCGTCCGTTTCGCCCGTTAGATACTCAGGGGTGGTTCTCAACTCACGAGCAATCCGGTGCAGGTGAGAAGAGCCCGAGGTAAACCCCTTCTCCAACTTCGCTATGGTAGCCTGAGAAACATTGGCGCGACGAGCCAGCTCGGACTGGGACAACCCCAAGTCCGCTCTTAGCTTTGCGATACGTTCTCCAACCGTCATATCCGCACATTATTCCAAGCGGAATAACACACCACCCTCAATATGCACTTGACGAGTTAATTCCAATTGGAATATCTCTGCACACATGAGGAATAACCCATCCCCTTCAGAAGCACTACAGATGGCGGTAAGCCGCGCTGGCTCCCAGACCACATTCGCCAAATTCATTGGCGTGAAGCAATCGACCGTTTGGAAGTGGCTCCAAAGCAGGAAGGTTCTTCCCGCTGAGTATGTCTTGAAAGCCGAGCAAACTACAGGCGTCTCCCGCCACCTGCTGCGGCCGGACATCTACCCCGTCGACCTGCTTCCCGCTGCTGACAGCAAGACGGTAGCAGCCGCCGGCGAGCAAGGCTCGTGCGATCACCGCGCGAAATTGCAACCCGCTTCAACCACCGCTTTCGCATTGGAGAACCGGGCATGACGAAGGTTCGCCCGCCTGCGTCTTTCCACGACGCCATCACTCGGATCGCCGGCCAGATCGGCTGGGACGGCTGCGCGTCGGCACTCAGCACGAACGGCCGCAAGGTGGCGGAACGCACGATCCGCAACTGGTCCGACCCAGACACCAGCCCCACCATTTCCATAGACGACGCCCTGACGCTGGACCTCGCCTACAGGGCCGCCGGCGGCATTGGCACGCCCCTGTTCGACGCCTATGCGCTCCAGCTGGAACGCGAGGTCGAACAGGCCCGCCTGCACCAGCCCTGCCTGATCCGCACCACGGCAGCAGCAGCCAAGGAGACCGGCGAGGCCATGCACGCCCTGGTCCTGGCGGCCTCCCCGCATGCCAGCCCGAACGACAAGGCACGGGCTGCGGCCGAAATCGTCGAGGCCGTCGAAGCACTGAACAAGAGCCTTGTCGCCCTCGGCATGACCCCGAAACACCCGGATCTGGAGGCCGCCTGATGAAACGCTCCGCCCCGCGCCTGCCCTACATTCGCTGCCCGCACTGCGGCAGCAAGGCATTCGCCCGCACCGGAGGAAAGTCCGACACGACCTACCGCGAGGTCTACTACCACTGCCGCGAAGAGCTGGCCTGCGGCCACGTGTTTGTGGTGGGCATGGTCATCCTGCGCACCATCCGCCCGTCCGCCATGCCCAACCCCGAGGTGCAGCTGCCGATCACCAGCTACCGCGCTGCGAATGACCGCATTCCTCCTCCGGCAAACGACGACAGGCCGGTGCCGCAGCCGCCTGCCGCCAGCGCGAGGCTGAGCAGCTCCGGCTGACCAGGTCGGCGCACACCCACCTGATGCCATCACCAGAACATGCAGCCCGGCCGCCCCCGCGACCGGGAACGGACAAACCTTGCCTGAAGCGACCCGATAATGCGTGAAGATCTCCTCCAGGATGTACGGCGGCGCCTGATCGCGGACTATCATTTCCGCGACCGCGGCGAATGGCTGCGCGAAGGCAAGTGCCCCCAGTGCGGCAAGCGGGAGCTGTACACCCACGGCGAACGGCCTTGGGTGGTGCGCTGCGGCCGTCTCGAAAAGTGCGCCTGGGAGGGCCACGTCAAGGATCTGTACGCGGACCTGTTCGATGACTGGTCCCGCCGCTTCAAGCCGACCGAAAGCAATCCAACCGCCACTGCCGACGCCTATCTGCAATACGCCCGCGGACTCGACATCCAGCGCCTGAAGGGCGCCTACACGCAGGAGACCTACTACGACCCCGACCGCCGCATTGCCTCGGCCACCGTGCGCTTCGCCCTGCCCGGCGGCGGCTGGTGGGAACGCCTGATCGACCAGCCCGGCCGGTTCGACAGGAAAGCCCGCTTTGCGCCGGGCAAGAGCTACCGCGGCTACTGGTGGTCCATGCCGGGCGCGACCATGGCGGACCTCGCGCAGGCGGATGAAATCTGGCTCGCCGAGGGCATCTTCGACGCCGCCGCGCTCGCCCAGGCGGGCCTGCACGCCGTCTCGCTCATGTCCTGCAACAACTACCCCGAGGCTGCCTTGGCCGATCTGCGGCGGGCCGCGGCCGAACTGGGCAAGGCCGGGCCCAGGCTGATCTGGGCCTTCGACGTCGGCCGGGCCGGCGTCGAGTACACCCGCAAGTTTGTCGCCCGCGCCCGCGAGGAGGGCTGGACCTGCGGCGCGGCGCAGGTGCTGCCCGATGGCGAGGGCGACAAGCTGGACTGGAACGACCTGCTGCAACGCGACCGGCTCGGCCCGGAGCACATCGAGGAGTACCGCTGGAACGGCGAGGTCACCATCGCGCCGAGCGCAGTGGCCAAGGCCAACCTGATCTTCCAGCGCCACCGCTATACGCAGTTTCCATTCACCTTCGGCGGCCGCCTGTACTGGGCCAAGACCTCGGCCGACAAGGCCAACGAGATCTTCACCGCCCTCGCCGCCGACGCGCACTACGCCCACCTGCCCCAGCCCGAGCTGCGGAAGATGGCGGAACAGCAGGCGATGGAGATCTCCGAAATCGCCAACTGCACCTTCCGCACGCTCTACTACCAGCGCGACCCGAACATCGACGAGGGCGCCTACTACGTCCGCATCGACTTCCCGGCCCGCGAGACCGTGAAGGCCGCCTTCCCCGGCGGGGCTCTGACCGCCGGCAGCGAGTTCAAGAAGAAGCTGGCGGCCGTCGCCCCCGGCGCTCAGTGGACCGGCACCACGCAGCAGCTGGACCGGCTGATGCAGCGCCAGTGGGCCAACATTCGGGTCGTCGAGGCGATCCCGTTCACCGGCTATTCCATCGAGCACGAAGCCTACATCTTCGGCGACATCGCCGTTCACAAGGGACGGGTCTACTACCCCAACGCCGAGGACTACTTCGAGCTCTCGAAGCGTGCGGTGAAGCTGCGCACGGCCGAACGCATCCTGAACATCGACTACAACCCGGATGAAGTGCCGCTCCAGTGGGTGCCGCTCCTGGTCACGGCCTATGGCCCCAAGGGGCTGGTGACGCTGGCCTTCTGGTTCATGTCGCTGTTCGCCGAGCAGCTGCGCGCCGAACAGGACAGCCTCGGCTTCCTCGAAATGACCGGCCCGCCGGGCACCGGCAAGACCACCATCATCGAGTTCCTCTGGAAACTGTTCGGCCGCGCCAACTACGAGGGATTCGACCCCACCAAGGCGACCAGCGCCGGCATCGCCCGCACGCTGGGTCAGGTTGCGAACATGCCGGTCGTGCTGATCGAGGGTGACCGCAACCAGGAAACGCCTCATGCCCGGCGCTTCGAGTGGGACGAGCTGAAAACCGCCTACAACGGCCGCGCCGTCCGCACCCGGGCCATTGCCAACGCGGGCATGGAAACCTTCGAGCCGCCGTTCCGGGCCGCCATCGCCATCGTCCAGAACGACCCGGTTGAGGCCTCCCCCGCGCTGCGCGAGCGCATCATGGGGCTGCATTTCGACAAAACCGGCTGGGGGCCGGAGACCAAGGCCGCCGCCCACCGGCTGGCCCGCATGCCGATGGAAAGCGTCAGCGGCTTCATCGTTCACGCCGCCTGCGCCGAGCAGAAGGTGATGGAGATCTATCGCCAGCGGTTCGCCAAACACGAAGCGGACATGCTGGGCCAGAACGGCGTCCGCAATGGCCGTCTCGCCAAGAACCATGCCCAGCTGTCGGCGATGCTTGATGCCATGCGCGTTGTCATCACCAACCTGCACGACCGCGATGTTCAGGCTGCACACGAACTGATCCACGCCATGCTGATCGAGCGGCAGCGGGCCGTTGAAAGTGACCACCCGCATGTCGAGCTGTTCTGGGAGCGGTTCGACTGGCTCGAGTCAAATCAACTCCCCGAGACCTTGACCCCAATCAATCACAGCCGCCGCGATGACACCATCGCGATCAACCTCGTGCAGTTTGAGCAGAAGTGCGGCGACCTGCGCCTTTCACTTCCGCCCATGACCGAACTGAAGCGCCTGCTGAAAGCCAGCAAGAGCCGCAAGTTCCTCGGCGTGAAGCCTGTCAACTCAGTCACCGGAAAAACTGTCCTCTGCTGGTGTTTCGAGCGCCCGCAGCAGGGCCGTTGATGGAGATTTTCCATGGCAGAAATGATCGAAAAATTCGTTGAAGAGCCGGATGGTCAGGGAGGGTTCCGCCTCGTCTGCCGCATGGTCCCTGCCCCGGCGAAAAAGGGCAAGGCACCCCGGCCCGACCCTATCCAGAGCCAGACCATCGTCCAGTCGGAGGGCGGCGAGGTCGTCGCCGCGGACCTCCTGCGCCAGCTGGTCGAGCGCATCGAGCATCTGGAGGCGGAGAAAAGCAGCCTCCTGGACGACATCAAGGAGGTCTACGCCGAGGCGAAAGCCCAGGGCTTCGACATCAAGACCATGCGCCAGATCATCCGGCTGCGCCGCATGGATGCCCACAAGCGGCAGGAAGCCGAGGCCCTGCTGGAGACCTACTACGCGGCGCTGGGGATGGAACATGCGTGAGCCGTTCCACCGTTACCACGCCCGCCGCCAGCTCGAACGCGACACCACCATGCCGACGCTGGATGCGCCCGCCGTCACCGTTCGCCTGCGGCGCGAGCCGGAAGGCAGCCGCGCCCTGCCGATGAAGCTTGCGCTCGGCATCGCCGTCGTCGTCGCAGCCTTGCTTGAAAGGATGTCCGCATGACCAGCTCCCGCACCTTTCCCGGGCCCAACGGCCTGCTCGTCTGCGCCATGCTCGACCACGACGACGCACAGCGCCCGGCCCTCGCCATCATCGGCTGGTTTGCCGACCGCACCAAAGTGGAGATCACCTATTCGTGGGGTGAGGCCACTCACCACAACGGCCTGCCGGTCGAGCTCTGGTGCGAGACCATGCTGCGCCTGCTGACGGCCGAGCAGGCCGTGGACATTGTGCAGGCCGCCCTCGCCCAGCCCACGCCGGCTGTCACCATCCGAAAGCACCAGCCGTGACCGCCGCCGAAGCCCTCACCCGCGTCCGTTGCGCCGGTTGCGGCGCGACCGGCCGTCTCATCCTGAAGCACAACCGGCAGGGATTCCTGACCCATGCCAGGCTTCCAGGTGGCTGGCGGCAGCCCCGCGCCCTGCCCTTTTGCCCCGATTGCCTGGAGGATTTCGACATGACCGTTTCACCGGCCAGCGCCGAGCTGGAACTGATCGCCGACCAGATCACCCAGACCATCTATGCAGCGCCCTTCGCCCTCGCCTCGCGCCGCCAGCAGGAGCTGGCGCTCACCTGCGCCTGCAAGATCCGGGAAGCCCTGACGCAGAGCCAGAAGGCAACCGGCGGCGAGGAGGTCCCGGCATGACCACCCTCCCTCTCACCAGCCCGCGCCTGGTCATCATCGACCAGTACGATGCAGCCCAGACCCAGATGGTGGCGGTCATCGGCCGGCAGGTCGAGCCTGGCATCTTCGAGTGGCGCTATGTGGCCGAGCGCAGCGCCGGGTTTCCGGCGCGCGGCGGGATCAACCGCGGGCCGATCGTGAAGGCGGCTCCGGTTGCCTGGTTCGGCGTCCAGCTGCGGCTTGAGCAACGCCCGGACGGTCTCTGGCTCGACGCCAAAGTCATCCACGAGACCTACGTGCTCTACGACAACAAGACCCCCCGCCAGTGGGCCGACATCGCAGGCGTCACTCATCCGGTGCGCGTCCACGCGGATCTTGCGCCCGGCCTGCTGCGCATGGCCCGGCGTACGGCTGCCAATGACGGCGGCCTGATTGAAGGAAGGAGCGCAGCATGAACGCCCGCCCCCGTTTCTCCATCGGCGACATGGTCAAGGTTGACCAGGAGCGCGCGCCGGACGACTGGCGTGCCGACTGGGAAGGCATCATTCTCCATGTAGTCGGCATTGTGCCTGCGAGCAAGACACCTTCCGGCCGCCTGACCGGATGGGAATACTGGCTCTCCGAGACCCCGAACGCGCGTAGCCGGGGGGACATCATGGATGGATGGGCCGAGCACCATCTGGAGGCAGCAAGGGAAACGGCATGAGTAGAGAGCCGTTGTTGACCTACAAGCAGGCAGCTTGCGAGCTGACCATCAGCGAGCGTACGCTCCGCAGAATTGTCGCCCGAGGGCTCATCCGATACGTACAGGTCAGCCCCCGGCGAATCGCCTTCAAACCAGTTGATCTGGACGAATACAAGCAACGTGGGACTCGAGAGGCCGCTCCGTGTCGCTCTACAAGCCAAAAGGCTCGCCGTACTGGCACTACGACTTCCAGTTCAAAGGTCGTCGCTTTTACGGCTCTACAGGCTGCACGTCGAAAACGGACGCCAGGCAGTACGAAGCCATGAAACGGAGAGAGGCGGCTTTGCCAGAGGCAAAGCCGTCGATCTCTCTTGATGACGCCGCAGGCCTCTATTGGATCAATGTCGCTCAACACCAGGCGAGCGCTTCCACCACGGAATATATCCTTGCGCTATGGGTGGAGGCGCTTGGCCGCACCAACCTGCTGCGCGAGATCACGACAGCCGACATCGCCCGAGTCGCGGCGACCCGCCGGGCCAGCGTCTCTGATTCGTCTGTAAATCGCGAACTGGAGGTGATCCGCGCCCTGTGGCGCTATGCAGCGAGAGTCCTCGGCCGAGATGTGGGAGAGATGCCGCTTTGGACCTCCCTGTTCTATGCGCGCAGCCCAGAGCGGGTCCGCGAGATGACGCCCCAAGAGGAGCAGCGGTATTTCAACGCCATGCGACCAGATCTGGTCGACTTCTTCCGATTCGCCATCAAACGCGGCATCCGGCGTGCCGGCCTCATGGGGCTACGGTGGGCCGATCTGGACCTGCAGCGCGGACTGATCACGTACACCCTCAAGCGGCGACAAGGCGAAGCCGCTCGCCGCGTCACAAAGCGCCTGACACCGGACGAGGTTGCGCTGCTGGCACGACAGCCCCGAGTCGGCCCCTTCGTATTCACCTACATCTGCGAAAAAACCCAAGCTCGCGGCCCCAAGGCCAAAGTGCCCCGCGTCAAAGGTGAGCGCTATCCGCTAACCCCAACCGTACTGCGCAAGGCCCATGCCCAGGCATGCGCCGAGGCTGGCATCGACGACTTCCGCATCCATGACCTCCGGCACACAGCCGCCACGCGCCTGCTGCGCTCCTCGCGCAACCTGCGTCACGCCCAGCTGCTACTGGACCACACCAACATCAAGACGACCGTGAAATATGCCCACGCCACCGAAGACGAGGTCTATGAGGCGATGATGGCCATGGAGCGCGGCGAGGCAGAGTCCCGAAATACTCCCGAAATACCGGAAGCACGCTTCAAGAATATCTCTTGAGATTCAACTATTTAGGGGAGAAATTCGCGCCACCGTGTAAGCGAGATGCTCTACCAACTGAGCTAACCGCCCCTGCGCGTCGCCTCCCTTAGTTTCTGCGCGGCTTGGCGGTCAAGCGCTATTTCCCGAATGCAGAGCAGAGGGGCATGCGTATCGGCCCTTTGGCGGACGGGTCCCCAAAGCATCCCGCATCCGCCGCCCTGCCCCGACGCGCGTCCCGCGCGGGGGCACCGAGGCACATCGCGCAACTTTTTTCCTACCTGGATAGGTTGTTGGAAATTTTTACAAATAATTTCGTTAGGATAAATTAAAATATTATAACTAATTGATACTACTATTATAATTCCAACTGGCATGGGTCTTGCCTCGAAAGCGCGTCACGCCTTTTCCGACAACCGGGGAGAGATGCCATGCCCTCAAAAAGGCCCTCGATCGAAAGACTTCCATTCGTACGAACGCCACGTGGAAGGACCCTCCGGGGGTCCGCACTCGCGGCCGCCGTTGCCTGTTGCGCCGCCCTCACCGCTCCGGCTCTTGCCACACCGGTCACCCATCTGGCGCAGGCGCAGACCTATGGTTCCCGCGCGAACCTCACGTATGGCGGCCCCAATGAGAGTGTCGCCAGTGCAACCGCTGTTTCGTCCGGCACGTTTACGTGGGGTGGCACAGACACGTTGCAGGACGCCGATTTCGTCGGCTCTGCCACCGCCAATCTCGCCGAGGGCGCACTGCGGGCGTCCGCCTTCGTCGCAAACCGGGAGCCTTTGTCAGGCCCGGTTCTGGCCCCCGGCGAACGATCCCATGAGCAAACAGCCGAGGCCCGGTTTGGCGATACGTTCATCATCAGCCTGGCGGATGCCGGTGCTGCTGCCCCGGGCGCGAAGGCGCTGCTGAAACTGGATGTCTCGGGCACGTTCCAGACATCCGGGGATGTGGATCTGGACTCAACCTTCCTCCAGTTCGGGTTCATTCCCGCCGCCTATAACGCCTTTGGCTTCACTGCCAGCCTCCAGGCATGGAGCGCCGGCTCGTTCGACATCGTGGAGCAGATCGGGTCTCTCGACCCCTCCGACAGCGCCACCTGGGGCGGTTACGACAGTTATCTGGAGGCCTTCCTGGCGCTCGACGCCCAGCGCACGGCGATGAGGCTGGGACAGGCGGGCGTGGCCCAGCATTCCAACGAAGACATCGTGGCGTCCTGGGCGCTAACCGAGGGCTGGACCTATGCGGTCGCCGAGACGGGCGATATCACCGCCTCTCTGGTCCTCGAGATTGACCTGAGCGACGTCGCGGACACGGTTTTCGAATGGGAAGCGCTCCTGCGCGCCCAGGTTGCGCTCGATTCCGCGACGCTCAACACTTCCATTCTGGCCGAATTCGGCAACACGGCCTTCCTCAGCGTGGTGCTGCCGCGCGGGTACACCTTCGCTTCGGCGTCGGGTGACTTTCCGTCCGCGCAGGTGATCTATCGAGATCCGGCCCAAGTCCCGGAACCGGCCGGCATGGCCCTGCTCGGGCTTGGTCTGGCCGGCCTTGGCCTCCTGCGCCGCCGCGAGGCCGCCTGATCCTGAGCCTGAGCCAGGTTGCCCGCACGGGCCAATCGGGGCGGTCGTTCGAGACCGCCCCTTTTTTTGGCCCTTCCGGTCAGCGCACCAGCACCACCGCCGCCTCGCGGGTGCCCTCCGCCGCCTCGCGGGCGAGACGGATGGCCGAGGAAATCTTGCCGATGTTGGCGGAGACCGTCGCCACCGCCTCGGCCGCGTTCTGCATGTTGGCGGACATGTTCTGGGACATGGCGTTCTGTTCCTCCAGCGCGGAGGAGGTGATGGCCACGTTCTCCCGCACCGTGCCGACCGCCTGGGTGATGGCGTTCAGCGCCTGCACCACGTCGCCCGAGATGGCCTGAATCCGCCCGATCTCGGCCGTGATCTGCTCCGTCGCCTGCGAGGCCTGGTTGGCCAGCGCCTTCACCTCCTGCGCGACCACGGCGAAGCCCTTGCCCGCCTCGCCCGCGTGCGCCGCCTCGATGGCCGCGTTCAGCGCCAGGAGATTGATCTGGTTGGCCACCTTGCGGATCATGCCGACGATGCCGTTCATCGCCTGCGCCGCGGTGGAGAGGGCCATGGTGCTCTGCTCCACCGCGCCGGTCTGCGCCACCGCGCCTTCCGTCGCCGTCAGGGAGAAGGCCATGCTGCGGGAGATTTCCTGAATCGACAGGGCGAACTGCTCGGCGCTGGTGGCGATCTCCTCCACGTTGCGGGCGGTCTCCTCCGCCGCCGCGGCAGCCGTGGACGCATTGCTCGCCGACAGGTCGATCGCGCCGTCGATGTCACCGAAGTTCTTGTCGATCAGGCGCTTCAGGTCGGTGAGCAGCGCGATCTGCGCCGTCACGTTCGTCGCGAAGACGACAATCTTCGCCACCTTCCCCTTGTGGTCGGGAATCGGGTTGTAATTGGCCTCGAACCACACACTGCGGCCGTCCTTGCCGGTCAGGCGATACTGGCCCATCTGGTAGCGCCCGGCCAGAAGCTCCTGCCAGAACGCCTCCATGACGCCGGACTCGTTCCCCTCGCTCCACAGGGAGCGCAGGTGCCGCCCCTCCAGCTCCTCCCAGGTGTAGCCGAGCGCGTTCAGGAAGTTGTCGTTGGCCTTGAGAATCACGCCATCGACGGAGAATTCCGCGACGGCCTGCGACCGGCCGATCGCCGCGATCTGGGCGGCATAGTCCAGGTTGAGCAACCGCTCCCGGGCATCGGCCCACTCCACCACGAAACCCTTGCGCTCGCCGTCCTCCACAAGCGGCATGACCCGCAGGTCGAACACCCGGGGCCCGATCGTGATCATGGCATTATGCGGCTCGGTCAGCTGCCGCAGAAGCTGGGTCTGGTAGTGCGGGTTGCGGTGAAAGACCCCCATGTCCTGTCCGATGAGCTTCGAGGCCGTGAAATGGGGCAGCTGCTGGCGCAGTTCTGCCTCGGCCTCCTTCATCAGCGCCATCACCGCCGGATTCATGTAGATGATCTTGAAGTCCGCATCGGCGATCATGATGTTCGTTCGGACTGCATCGAGCGCCATCTTGAAATACGCAAACACGCCTGACATCCCCCCTGGTTATCGCCTGACGGGCAGTTTTGCCTTCCGCCTGCGACAAGTCATGGCCAAACAATCTTACTGAACGGTAACCAAACGCCGGACAAAACGCCGCAAGGCGCTGAAAGCTCTCGGTTTTTTTGAGGATCGAACTAGTCCGGTTTCAGGGTGCGGCCGCCGCCCCGGCCCGGCCGGAGAGGATTTGACGGTCGCCCGATTCTGTCCGCGCCCGCCGCGCGAAGAAACAAGGGCCGGAGCGAAAGTCCGGCGCCAAAACGAAAAAAAGGCCCGGGGGGGCCTCTAGTCGACCGCCGAAGCGGTCAGTATTCGGGAAATGGATCTGTTTCTGCCGGTAGCTTTTTGACAGAAGACTTTCAGCGGATGGTGGGCGCGGCAAGGATTGAACTTGCGACCCCTGCGGTGTGAACACAGTGCTCTACCACTGAGCTACGCGCCCTCACCACCGGCTGCGGCGTGGGAATTAGCGGTTTAGGTCTGGCTTGTCCAGCCTCTTTCTCATTCCCTTGCCGTTTTTTCTTTACCGGTGAACGCCGGAGCGGACCTAGCGCCCGCTCACCGGCGTTCAGTCACAGCCTCTTAGTTGACGGCGTCCTTCAGCGCCTTGCCGGCGCGGAACTTCGGCGTCTTGCTGGCGGCAATGGTGATCTCCTCACCGGTGCGCGGATTGCGGCCGGTCGAAGCCTTGCGCGTGGCGACGCTGAACGTGCCAAAGCCGACCAGGCGCACTTCGTCGCCCGACTTGAGTGCCGAGGTAATGGCGTCGAACAGCGCGTCCACAGCCACACCCGCCTGCGTCTTGGAGAGGCCGGCGTTGTCTGCAACGGCGCTGATCAGTTCCTGCTTGTTCATCGGTCTGGACCCCCAGGATGTAAAAAGTAAGCCGGCTCCTTGAGCCGGCGGTCATCTAAGAATCAGTTTATTAGCTTGTCAAAAGGAAAACCGCCCACAAGGGCGGTTTTCCAAAGGTTTTTTCGGTTATGGTTAGTAATTATCTAACCTAATGCGCCATGGGAGGTTCGTGATCGGCTGCACGCTCCGGTTGCGGAGCGGCCGCCGCGATCTCCTCGGCCTCCTTCCAGTCGATCGGCTGGAGCGGCTGAGTCAGGGCCAGATCGAGCACCTGATCGGCCACCTTGACCGGAATGATCTCCAGCCCCTGCTTCACGTTATCGGGAAGCTCGACCAGATCCTTCTCGTTGTCGGCCGGGATCAGCACGGTCTTGATGCCGCCGCGCAGCGCGGCCAGCAGCTTCTCCTTGAGGCCACCGATGGGCAGCACGCGGCCGCGCAGGGTAACCTCGCCGGTCATGGCGATGTCCTTGCGCACCGGGATACCCGTCAGCACCGACACGATGGACGTCACCATGGCGATACCGGCGGACGGGCCGTCCTTGGGCGTCGCGCCTTCCGGCACGTGCACGTGGATGTCCCGGTGCTGGAACAGGGTCGGCTTGATGCCGAACAGGGCCGAGCGCGACTTCACGAAGGAGAAGGCCGCCTGGATCGACTCCTGCATCACGTCGCCCAGCTTGCCGGTGGTCTTGATGGCGCCCTTGCCCGGCACGGTCACCGCCTCGATGGTCAGCAGCTCGCCGCCCACCTCGGTCCAGGCGAGGCCGGTGGTGGCGCCCACCTGATCCTCCTGCTCGGATTCGCCGAAGCGGAACTTCCGCACACCCGCGAATTCCTCCAGGTTCTCCGGCGTGATGTGCACCTTGTCCGCCTTGCCCTCGAGGATGCGCTTCAGCGACTTGCGGGCCAGCTTGGCCAGCTCGCGCTCCAGGTTCCGCACGCCCGCCTCGCGGGTGTAGTAGCGCACCAGGTCGCGCAGCGCCTCGTCGGAGATGGACCACTCGCCCTTCTTCAGGCCGTGATTCTCGATCTGCTTGGCGATCAGGTGCCGCTTGCAGATCTCGATCTTCTCGTCCTCGGTGTAGCCGGAGAGCTGGATGATCTCCATGCGGTCGAGGAGCGGCTGGGGCATCCGCAGCGTGTTGGCCGTGGTCACGAACATCACGTCCGAGAGGTCGTAGTCCACCTCCAGGTAGTGGTCGTTGAACTTGGCGTTCTGCTCGGGGTCGAGCACCTCCAGCAGCGCCGAGGCCGGGTCGCCCCGGAAGTCCTGGCCCATCTTGTCGATCTCGTCGAGCAGGAACAGCGGGTTGCTGGTGCCCGACTTCTTGAGCGACTGGATGATCTTGCCCGGCATGGAGCCGATGTAGGTGCGGCGGTGGCCGCGAATCTCGGCCTCATCCCGCACGCCGCCCAGCGAGAAGCGGATGAACTCGCGGCCCGTCGCCTTGGCGATGGAGCGGCCAAGCGAGGTCTTGCCGACGCCCGGCGGGCCGACGAGGCACAGAATCGGCCCCTTCAGCTTGTTGGTGCGGGACTGCACGGCGAGGTACTCGACGATGCGCTCCTTCACCTTCTCGAGGCCGTAGTGATCCGCGTCGAGCACCTGCTCGGCGACCTTGATGTCCTTCTTGACCTTCGACTTCTTGCCCCACGGCAGGCCCAGGATCCAGTCGAGGTAGTTGCGCACCACCGTGGCCTCGGCCGACATCGGGCTCATGGAGCGCAGCTTCTTCAGCTCGCTCATGGCCTTGTCGCGGGCTTCCTTGGAGAGCTTGGTTTTCTTGATGCGCTCTTCCAGTTCGGCGGCTTCGTCCCGGCCCTCGTCCGATTCCCCAAGCTCGCGCTGAATCGCCTTCAGCTGCTCGTTCAGGTAGTACTCGCGCTGGGTCTTCTCCATCTGGCGCTTCACGCGCGAGCGGATCTTCTTCTCCACCTGGAGGACGCCAATCTCGCCTTCCATGAAGCCGAAGACCATCTCCAGCCGCTTGGCCACGTCCGTGGTCGCCAGCAGCTGCTGCTTGTCGGAGATCTTCAGCCCGAGGTGGCTCGCCACCGTATCGGCCAGCTTGGACGGCTCCGTGATCTGGTTGAGCCCGACCAGCACCTCCGGCGCGATCTTCTTGTTCAGGCGCACATACTGCTCGAACTGGCTGATGACCGAGCGCATCAGCCCGCGCACTTCGTCGCTGTCCGTATTCTCTTCGGTGAGGGGCGCGACCGACGCTTCCAGATAGTCGGCCTGGTCGGAGAACGCCTGCACGCGCGCCCGCTCCTTGCCCTCGACCAGCACCTTGACGGTGCCGTCGGGCAGCTTGAGCAGCTGGAGCACGTTGGCCAGCGTGCCGACATCATAGAGTTCCTTCTGCCCCGGATCATCGTCCGCCGGATTCTTCTGCGACAGCAGGAAGATGCGCTTGTCGCCGCGCATGACCTCCTCCAGCGCCCGAACCGATTTCTCACGGCCAACGAACAGCGGCACGATCATCTGTGGGAAGACCACGATGTCGCGAAGGGGCAGAACAGGGTACAGCTGTTGCATTGAAGCCTCACACACTTGGCGCACACACCGGCACAACGCGCGATGTCGCGCTCTTCCTTACGCATATGGGGAGAACAGCGGCTTGCATCAAGCCATGCTGCCCTCCCCATAGGTCGGCTTGGTCATCTGGAGCGGTGGTC